GACGGAAGTCGCTGTCGTTCTCAAAATCGGTGGAGCTGCATGACAAAGTCATCGGGCATTATCTGAACATAAAACACTATCAATAAGTTGGAGTCATTACCCAATTCCGCGGAATATACGGCCTTGCGTTGTGTCCGTAAACAAAGCCTGAATGTTATCCAAGAAAATTTGACCGATAACGCCCCGGCTGTTTATAACCGCGGCATTGGCGTTAACCGGCAGTATAGTACGACAGTTGTTAATGAAAATTGTCTCGCAAAAAGTGGTATTAGCATTGTTAAGCGCCACCATGCCCAGGCCATTACGAGGGCCGTTGTTGATAGTTAACTGATGAACCATTGTTCCATAAGTGCCAGATATCCCTACCACATGCGCTACGTCGTTACGTGTATAGACGTTTTCGATAGTTAAAACATCAATCTCCACTCCATATAAGTTAGGAGAAGCACCATATCCACGGTCATTAATTTCTATGATTGGGTAGGCGTTTGCAGGGTTAGGAACTGCATAAATTTCGCTAACATGTAAATTATTGACCTTTGTATACGTCAAGCCATTGGTGTCAGCATTAAATCGTGCCACAGCGTGATTAGTGTTGCCATACAAGCCAGCAATTTTCATGCGCACATAAACCCCGGACCCGTCGCCACCGAAGGTCAAAAGCGTTGTAGTTGTCGTTCCTTCATCGTTGGCCTGGTTCAGGCTATAAATCCCAGCGATATCTACGTTAGAGAAATCACCTGGCTCACTGATGTCGTAAGACGGATAGTCTCCCACAGTGAGAGCGCACATATCATCGCCTGTTACACCGCTTAGGTTTCGGATGTAAACATTCTGACAAGGATTCTGTAAATGAAGACCGTCTGAAATGGTATTAAAACGCAGACCATCTACATGTAAATTCTGAATTTTAGCTATCAGCCAACAGTATTTACGGGCGTTGCGAACGAGAATTCCGCCACCGATACGTAACGTGGTTACGTTTTTGAATACTGAAGCCATGCTCCCGGTACCATTAAATCCTTTTGCCAGACCATTAAAATCAATGGTACCCGGCCCCCAAACTTCAATGAAGTCGTCTGCTGTTCCCGCACCGGCGTTAACGGCGTAGCTGTAATTCTGAAGAATATTGCCGTTGTAACTATCAACAGCTTTAAGAATAACACCTGCGCCAATCCATAATCGCGTACCTGAGCGCAACACCCAAGCACGATCTGTAAGATATGTACCCGGCTTCTCGAAACGAATATCCCCGCCCGCGGCAAACATAGCATCCAGACCGGAGCCAATGATGTTTGTGGTGCTTGGTTCAATACCATACATCTGCGGAGTTCGGTATTGGATGGCAGATCCGACAGTGCCAGCAGGGTAGACAGAGCCAACCGACAATCCAACCAACCCAGCCCCGCTTGTAGCCGCCAGCGCAGCACGCAGAGAAGCATCCCCTACCCCAATCCACGCCCCAGGCGCAATGCCACCAGTGCTGGCTGGGGTTGAGTTGGCCGGAACAACTTTCGGGCCGGATGCAAACGAACCAGTCCATTTGTAATATTCGCCGTCGGTGGTGTTCAGCAGCACCTCATTAGGATTGTTGATAGTCGCGCCGGTGGTGAATGTTTTCCCGGTAAGGATAACGTAACCATAGGCGGCCATTGCCTGCTGGGAAAGATAGTTGATGCCCTCAATGGTGTAGTGCTTCTGACCAAATCGATCGGTGTAAGTCCACCCCATCGATGTGACGAACTCGTCAATTTTCCCTGCGTTGAATTTAAGGTCACGAGGAGATTCACTTGGTACTGCGTCTTGAGTTGGTTGCGTGGCCATATTTATTCCATAAAAAAACCCGGTGCGGTGGCCGGGTGTTGTTTGTTGGGATGGGGCTTATTCGTAGATGGCGTCGCTGTATTCTGCGACTGTTAGTGAAACAGTGTTGTCTGTGTTCGGTTTGATGCTGTTAACCGTCCATAGCTGACTGTCCAGTTCCTCCACCGTCGCTATGAGATAGCGAGACGGGAGCTGCACAGTGTCTCCGTTCCATATATTGAGCTGAATGTCTGGTATTGCCGCGGTGAAGCCGTACTTCGTATCGCTACGGGCGGTGGCTGGATAACGCAGAGTCGGATTGCCAAGACTGTCGGTCACCAGCACATACATCGAACCGGTGAAGGTGATCGGCTCACTGGTATCAAAGTTATTTCCGGCGCGGCCGGTGATGTAACCCTGTTGCTGGTTGCTGTCGTAGATGTCTGGCATCTGAATAACGCTGCCAACCTGGATAATGCCGTCTTCGAACACTTTGGCGTTCATCTTCACCCGGGAGTAGATCAGGCGCTTGGTTTCGCGCAGCGCGCGTTCACGTGCCTGATACTCGTTACGGAAGCCCACTATCTCAAGCTTGTTCGGGTTCTCAGCTTCCTGTTCGACGATTACACCATTCAGCACGCGGTAGTTGATGTACGTCTTATTGTTCGTGGTCGGGTGGACGTAGGACACCTGTACGCCGTCGTAGCCGCCAGGAAGCGTGGCCTCGTACGTCATTTTGTACTCGTCCGTCTTCATGTTGGCCCGGTTGAATACGGCAGCCGGGTAGTCAACCTTCTGATCACGGGTAAACGTCAGCACGCCGTCGTCCCAGTACGCCACCACCGACGCAGCATTACAGATCGCCTGCACGCGGTCGCCCAGCGAGTCATTCTCGTCGTCGAACGTGTAGTCGAAGTAACCCAGTCGCTCATCAGGCAGGCTCTCAGCAATAGAGTAAAGACCGTACAGGTCAATGCTGCTTACCGGCTGTTTACCCATAATCAACCAGGTATGCGCCACCGCATCAGCGAACGAGCGCGACGGCCGCAGCGTGTAATCCACCGTCTGCGTATTGAGGTCGTACGTGATGGTATGACGCGTCACCAGGGCGTTATATTTGCGCTCACGGCTGCCAAGGGCGTTCTCAGTCGCCCTCACCTTTACCCGCACCAGCGTGTCTGTCGGGTGAACGACATTGGTCCGGATGTTAATGCTGTGGATTTCCTCAACCTTGAGCAGGCTGGCATCGCTGGAGTTATCGGTGCGCTGGAAGCTGACCGCGTATTTGCCAAAGCCGCCTGACGGCGTTAATTTGTCGGTGCGATAGAAAACTTCGCTTGTCGACTGGTGCGGCGTCGTCTGCCGGTACGTAAACGTCTGCTGCGTTCCCGGGACCTGGTTATAATCATCGTCGATTTTCCAGATGACCACTTTCCAGTTGGTCTCCTTCTTCCCACCGAGGCTGGACTGTGTATGCAGCCACAGCTGCGTTGACTCGACAGGGGAGAAGAACGGCCCAACCACCAGCGCCTCGTTGTCGTTGAGGATAAACTTTGTGGTGTTGATCGTCGCATTCGCAGGGATGTCCTGCGGTCCTTCGAGCTGGTTCATCGTAAACGTGTACCAGCGCACCGGGTTAACCACTGCACCGTCGTTTGTTTCAACGGCGGAGATCAGCGTGCCGGAGAATGTAGCATCGGTAGTAACGGTTCCGGAGGCCGTGCTGTACGTCACGTTGATGGTGAAAGTCACAGCGTGCGGCAGAACCAGCCCCATGAAATAGTCGAACTCAGCCTGCTTAACGATTTTCATCGCTATCTGGCCGCCGGAATACGTTCCGCTGACAACCGTGTTTGCCGTTGCTGTTTCGATCGGGAAGTCGCTGGCTTCGTTCTGCCCGGGAACCTCTTGGCCGTCTACGTCATCGAACCCGTAACCTTCGACGATCTGCGGGATAACTTCGCCAGGCTGGAAGAACTGGAATTCGGCACCGGCCAGAGAGCCCAGGCTGGATTCTGAGTAGCGCACGGACTCGTAGTCGTACTTGCCGATCCCGATGCACATCCACTCTGTAACGTACTTCAGGCCGCCGTCAGTAGACGTCTGGTGCACGTATTCGAATACTGATTCCTGGATCAGGTCCGGGAACGAACGAATCTGTCCGTAGATGTCCGGTTTGGCCTTATATACGCGCGCCGTGTTTGTCTGACCGGTCAGGCTATTGTTCGGTGAGTCGACGGTATTACCGCCGTTGTTCGCTATAGCTGGCTTCGGCGCCAGGAACGAAAATACCTGGCCCACCACTTTAAAGATCGGGCTCAGGATGTCGCCGACAATGCCCTTAGGCTGGTCGAAAATCTGGATGTGGTCCAGCTCGCTCAGCTCAAACGCCAGCTCATCATCGTCGCCCAGCCTTACGCCGTTGCGGACGATCAGCAGGTCGCGGTGGAAAGTAGCGTCATTGGCCACCAGCCAGTCATAAAAAAGGGTGCCGTTTGGCACCCTGCAACGCAGCTTAGGCGTTCCTGGGAAGTTCGATATCTCAACCAGCGCCATAAGAAAAGTACTCCACTTTGGTAAATGCCCGCTGAATGACCAGCAACGAGTCCATGCGTACGCTTCCGTTCTCACCGCGTGAATGCAGCGCCTGCCTGTTAAGCACCAGGCCAACGTGCGCCGGTTGCGCGCCGCGGTACCCGACAAATATTCCGCCATCGACAGGTTTATCGACCTGGCGCCAGAAAACGACGTCACCCTCATAGCAGGTGAAGAAGTCGGCCCCGGCTTCGTAATCCGGCGTCTGATGCAACTCAATGCCGAGGACATTGCGGTAATACAACACGCACAAGCCCCAGCAGTCGACTTTCTCGAACGAGCAGGCCCGGTTAGCCCACGGTACTCCGATAACCCGCCGGATAAATTCATCTTTAGTCATGCGAATTCCTTATAGGTACTGGAGTCCAGTGTATTCGCGGGGATCGTATAATTTTCCAATATTATTATTGAGCGGGTTGGTCACAGACAGGGTGACAGACGCGGCGTCGGCATCGATATCGACTGTCTTGACGTATAACTGCCAGGACTTAATCGGTACAGACACATCGCCGCTGTCGAAGATCTGCCGCGTGGCCGTGATGGCAGTCAGCCTGGCCGTGCCCTTCCACTGTTTCATTAGCGCTTTGATGTCCGACGACAGCCGCCCTAACTTCACGGTCGCGTCGATCACCGGAGTTCCGCTCTGCTGGCTCTCTTCGATTTCAAAACGCGCTGGCATGAACGTCTTGCCGCCGAGCGTCTTCGGGAAGAACTGCTTATCGACCAGGCGCACATAGCCAAATGATGGATGGTAGAACGTGATGGTGTCGTACAGCCCGCGTGTCGGGCGTTGCTGCTTATAAGCTCTGAAGGTAGGCATTACGGCACTCTCGGTAAAGATTCCGGGTCGCGCCCGTCCGGATAACCAGTGACAACGATATCCAGCCACGAATCCCACGGCGGCGGCAGCTCAACAATGATGTCGTCGAACTCGTCGTCGGCGTTGTAGAGGTGGTTCGCAATAACCGTCCCCGTCCAGGTCACCACCCCGCCATCGATACTGGTTTGCACTGGCATCTGCGTGAAGTGAAGCTCCTGCAATTGCAGGCCACTGCCGCCAAGATTGATATTCATCCGGAACCAGTTCAGGCCCCGGTTGAGATAGTTCGGGCTGCGTAGCCACTGCTGGAATGCTCGCTCCTCAGCCAGGGTGAAGATCCACGTCAGAGACCAGGTCACTTTCAGGTCGTCGGTTTGATTCTGAAATATAGCCGGGCCGACCGCTGGCTGATCGGTCTGGAACCCGGTATCGAGAGTCATGTTTTTGCTGGCTTTCTGCGCCAGCGGCAGCCAGTCGGGATATTCGATAATTGGCATCTAAGCTCCAGGCATTAAAAAACCCGCCGAAGCGGGTTTGATTATTCAACGGGTCGTGGACCAGGCGGTGCATCGTAAACATTGATTTTAATGTCAACGATATCCCCATTATTGATAAATTCCAGATCCTCTCCAGCAGGAGCAATGCCTTTAATTGTAGAGCCATCCTTTAGAGTAAAGACAAACTCTACCGCCCTGTTTGGATAAAGCTTATGAGGCTTGCCTATCTCTGTTGGTATTGATTGCACATCGTTTGGCTCAATAACCACACATATCTCCTTATAACTGACCTCGAGGTGTTCTTTTCGCAGTTGTATTGCCAGTGATAGCCTGCGATATAGGACCTCCATTATTCAAGTCAGCAATAATGGCATCCACGGTTATTGTACCATCTCCGTTGTTCGTAGCTTGAGCGTCAAATGTGGCACTCGTCATATTCTGAACGTTGATTATGACGCTAACTCCGCCCCCTGCGGTCATATCTTTGTTGCTGATCACCCTGCCATTGTCGCCCGGTATCATGTACTGCTTTCCGGTACTGGCCTGGTAAATCTCCGGCTTCCCTCGCTCACCGACCTGATAAAGACCCCCTGCATTCACCGGGCCGCCATTGTAACGCATACCGGTTAAAGCAAGACCCTGTGCCAGGCCTACCGTAGAAGCAATCCCGGTCATGGCAGGAACTGAGTTAGCCCCAAATGAAGCAAGACTTGCCATGGCGGCGGCAGGAGCCCAAGCCGTAGCCAAGATTGCAGCCTGAGATGCTCCAGCAGCAGTAGCTGCTGCGCCTAACGTCTGCCCTATAATGAAGTTTTTTAGAGCCTCAACTCCAACCTGGACTAGCGCATTTACCACGCTATTCAGCATCGTGTTACCGAGTGAGCGCATAGCATCCTGCGCTGACATCGTTCCGGTAATCAGCCCGGTTAACGCATTGGATGCATTACCTGAAAACGTATCCACCGCGCTTGTCAGCATTTCATAACCAAGACCTTGCTGGCTGAGCAATTGCCACTGAGCGGCTGTAATCTGCTCATTGAACTGGTTTTCCTGCGCAGTCTTTAAGGCAAGGTACTGGGCATCGGTAGCTGCCTTTGCAGCAACGAACTGATCGTAATTTATTTTCCCTTTTTGGTAACTTTGCTGGAGTATCGCCTGTTCCTGCTGCTGATATTGCTGCATCAGGGCTAACTTCTGGTTATTTTCGTTCACCAGTTGCTGTACCGGGTCAACTTCGGCTCGGGCAGAAGCTACCGGATTGACTGTGGTCTGGGCGTTAATCTTGGCGAGGTTATTCTGGTGCTCGAGCGCCATTTTCTCCGTGGCAGCGTTATACTCCTTGAGATCTATTTTCCCAGCGTTCAGTGCGGCCTTCAGATTTTGCATGGATTCGGCGTAGGATTTATTCTCCGCCTGCAATGGCATTGCCTTAAGTGCTTCCGTAACCCCTTTGGCTGCCGCTGATGCATCCCATGCTTTTGCTGCATATTCACCGGCCTTTTTGATTTGCTCCTGGGTTGCAGAATTTCCCAGTGACTGCTGAGCACGTAATATGGCCTGCTCTCTGCTTAGCTCCTCCGTTGAATCAGCTGCCAATTCTGACTGCTGACGCAAATTTTCAAGCTTATTTGCAATTGATTCGGACTGCGCCTCAGTTTTCTTGCCAGTTTTATTGCTTTCCTTTCTCGCCTCGGTTACTCGGTACGTCTCCGCATATTCATCCTGAAGAGTCTTGATGCGTTTCGGATCCGTAACCCCAGCGTCGGCAGCATCATACTGAGCCTGATGCCTTGCTCTTGCCTCTCCTTCCAGTTTGGCTAGAGCGAGCCTGCGCTCAGAGTTTTTTACCAGCTTTGATGTTGCTGCATCGTCTCCGCTTGTTTCGGTCTTGAACCCTTGGTTGTTCTTAGCATCACTTGCTGCTTTAGCTCTGATGTGCGCAATTTCACCTTCGACCTGCTTTAACTGAACGGCTGCCTGCGCACGACGAGTCTGGAATACGGAGTCTGTCTCATACCAGCGCTGACCATCTTTAAGCTCGGAATTTAATTCTTGCTGTAGCTTGATAAGCTTCGGCATTCTGGAAGAATCACCGACATTTTTATTGTAGTAATTAAGATTATCAGCAACGCTTTGCATCAACCCCGCCAGGGTCGAGGTTAAGCCAATCGCCTGATTGATGTCGTTGATGGCGTTTTTAAATGCTACGTCCAGACTATTTTTCGCCCTGTCGATATTGACAGGCATCTTGTCGAACTCTTCGTTGACAGACTGGGATTGTTTTTGAATAGCATTAAGGGCATCTTCAGCCGTTAACTTGCCCTCAAGCATTCTCTTGCGGAGATCACCAATCGATATTCCAAGTCCAGACGCAATCTGGCGAGCAAGCTCTGGCATTTGCTCAAGGATGGAGTTGAACTCTTCGGCTCGCACAGTTCCACCAGCAATAGATTGCCCGAACTGGCGAAGTGCGTTAGCCATTTCCTCGGAGGATGAACCACCAATAGTACCTATCTTTTGAAGCGTTGAAGTAAGCGCAAGTATCTGCGAATTTGTTGCACCCGCACTTTTTAATGCTGTGGTGAGTGATTCCCACAAACGCTCTGTTTCGGAAAGGCTGTTCCCGGTCTGCGAGGCAATAGCGGAAAGTGCCGACATGGTCTCTTTCGCTGTATCAATGCTTGGACTTAGTCTGGTGATCCTGGCCTGCAAAGTAGCCATCTCATCACCAATCGCAATCAGCCTTTTGGCCGTCTCGATGGTGAAAGCTGCTGCAATAGCCACTCCTACTTTATTAAGCGCTCCCTCAAAGCGGCTAACCGACCCGGATGCTCGGTCGAAATTGGAGCCCATTTTATCAAGCCGATCGTTTACTTTACGCTGTGCCTCAATAAGCTCTGCTACGTCCATCTGGACTTGATAAACAATATTCCCGACCTGTTCACTGTTGGCCATGCTTTTCTCCGGACATAAAAAAACCCGCCGGAGCGGGTTATTCTCACTGACAGGCCTTTCGGCCTATGTAATCTGCTATTGAGCCTTCAACTATATTCGCCATTCTTGAATCAGATTTTGATGACTTCATTTGCTCAAGAGACTCACCCTCACCTAAATATTTCACGGTCCATGATGAGCAATCATAAAGGCGCTTTGTAAAAATGGTCCCGGAAGGTCCCACTCTTTTTGTGACTATTGTCGCCATACTTCCATTAATGTCTTTATCGAGGACTGTATAAGTGGCTTTGGTATCGGTTGGAATTCTCATTTCTTCCGCCGCGAAGCACCCAAACGAAACCACTGCAAGCAATGACAAGGCTAACCTCTTCATGTCCATATTCCCCATTGGTAAAAGTGGAAACATCCTAACCAGGAATAGCGCAGTTGCAACGGAAAAGGTTGATTTATTGACTTCAAAAGCTGGTAGACCGAAGATCGGTTACTTCTGATTTGCCTTTGCCAGCCTGCGCTTACGTCGCGCAAAGTAGTCATCTGCCGCGCTATCGTACTCATCCCGCGTATAACCCTTCTGTTCAGGGTATTTAGCAACCAACATCATCTGGAACTCTGTCATAGTCAACTGCGCGGCCTCTTCTTTACTGATGTTAAAGTGATTTCTCGCAGCAATGATGTAATCCGACGCCCTGAATTCATTGGTAGGCTCGTTCGATTCGTGGCGCTGTAGCTTACGTAAGTTTCCCTTCCCGATAACGCCGTGCATCATCAAGCTTTGAGCGATAATGACCATTTCCTGAGGCGACATAATACCCTGCCGCCACATAAAGCCGCGCTTCCGGCTTTTACTTGGCTTCATCCAGCCGATAAGATCCCCTACATCATCCTCACAGCATGCAGACAAAACCGCATGCGCAGCCATGATCGCCTTACGGCTTAGTATGCCGCTCTTGATGTAGTGAATTACATATTCAGGCAGGCTATCATATTCTGAATGAATGTAGGATTCGGCAGCCTTCTTGATGAGATTAGCGGCCTCATCATTATAAAGATCGTAAAATGTCTGAACGATTTCTACCGGATCGCCGATACTAGATATCGCGAGAAATGACGGGCGGAAAAAGTAGTCCTTATCCCCGACACTAATAAGGCATTCTCCAAATTCTTTAACTGGTGTCATCTATTCCCCCATAAGCAAAATCAAGGGCAGCGATCTACCCTTTGTTTTGCTTACACAGTGACAGTTACGGTGTGGGTTGCCGTGAATGCACCATCATCAGTGGTGACGGTAATCACTGCGGTTCCCGCTGTAGCCCCCGATGGGGCAGATACAGTTACGGTACTGCCTGAGAAAGCCACCGTGGCGCGAGCTGGCACGGATGAAGTGACAGTAAATACTTTATTGTCAGCATCTTCTGGGGAAATGTTCACGGTGAACGTTGTACTTGAACCAGCCGCAATAGAACTGCTGGTTGGTGTAACCGTCACGCCTGTTACCGCGATATCGCCATCAGCTTCGGTGATCTGGAAAGTAGAACCATCTGCCAGCTTGAACTCAAAGCTGTAGGTGACAATTTCCTTTACGCCGCCACCATCACTGGCACCAGACGGCACCATGTAACCGATGTGATAATAATCGCCCCAATGGAAACGCATCCACACGCCAGGCTGACGGCGGGCGCGTACCTCATCAACGATATACTTCACGAACTGCTGAACTCCGAATTCGTCGGTACGGTCCTTAACACGCACCTCACCTTCAATCGAATAGGTTGGATCGAGGCTGGAGATCAGGTTTGAACTAAATCCGCCATTATCCGCATCAGACGTCAGCGCCTCAGGACTTAAATCCCACGTAGCCGAAGTTGGAAGACCCATCAACTTCCAGTCACCTTCCTCCGGCACCATGTCGGCGCATCCGTACGCCAGTTCCAGCGTCTTCGCGCGACCAATTAGTTGTTCATTATTGGAGCAGCCTTGCATCGTTGCTTACCTCATTTCTGATAATAAAGAAGGCCGCTCAGAGCGACCATGTGTGATGTTGATTTTTAGCTATCCGCCGAAGAGACAGGAAAATTGCAGGCGCCACACCATACGCCCTTCGGTAGTCATTACAGGTGATGGTATGCCGCCCATATTTGAGATTTGCCCCAGGCAGCGATTTGTCATCGGATTGGCTTTCACATATTCGATAATGGTTTCAACATCGGCCTCGGCTTTGGCCTTATCGCCCTTAGCCGTTCCTGCGATAACGTCAACCAGAACGTAATAATCTGCTGCCATGTCCCGGTCTATCGCCGTGCCGCCATTTGGGCGGAAGACAATGAACCGATCGGTAAGTTTTCCAGAATCTACCCAAGACAAAGACTGGATGATGTAGCCAGTAGTAAGCCCAGCATCAACGAACACGTTGCGAACACGCTTATACATCGGAGTGGTCAAAGTGATAGTTCCTTCTTAATTACCGCGTCGATTTGCCTGCGGGTATCATCAAACCCTTTGGTTAAAAACTCCTTCCGGGCAGTCGCACGGCGGAAGTTCTGAGGTACGCTTGGGTCATGGACATATGCAGCATAGTTAGCTGAATAACCCACTCGGCCCGTCACGCGATTGCCATTTACATTGATCTCGCGGAACTGGCTATTGATGAGGGTGGATGTATCGATCGGGGTATAGAGCGCCGCTTGAGATCCGCCGATAATCAAAGCTGATTGCATGGCTCTGACGACCTTTCTACCCTGAATATCACCAACCAGAGCATTCAGGTTTTTCTTCGCCTGGCTGATACCCTTCACTTTGATGCCCATTGCTACACTCCCGTCACGATGGCGTAATCATCCGCCAGGCGCTCGAACGTGTCGGCGTAGCGGATAACCTGTCGCACCTCGTCGGCACCGGCCACAACCGGGTCAGCTTCGGTCGATGCGCCAATCAGCAAGTAATCACCCGCAGCCGCCAGCGCGAACTCCGTCCAGACGGTGTTCTTCACGACGATTTCAGCGCCCAGACTGGCTAACTTCTTGCTGAGCCCGCCCTCGTAATCACAAGGGATTTGCTCAGGTTCTGCATATCCCAGCGGGTCGCCGTATTCGTCATTGCCTTCCAGCTTGCGCCAGATGGTCGCAGTGGCTGTGTATGACCAGTTCGCTACCGATGACATCAGCCCTCCTTCCAGCGCAGCACCTTCGCGCCTGTGGCCCGGATGCGCGGGCAGTTGATGAACCACTCGCCGTCCGATTTCACGTAGCCGGTAGTCTCCCGCCCGGTGTCGGTCATCACCCAGACGCGGGTGAACGAACGCGGCAGCCTGTGCTTAACTGATTTGTACGTCATCACTTGCCACCGCACATACAGCCACCCTTACCGATCCAGATACCAGCGAATGCCTGGGCGGCGGTAGGGTCGGCAGGAATAAGGGAGGTTGCACAACCGTATTTATCCAGCCCGCGTAGCAGGTTCACTGATGCTTTCCAGCGGTCGGTGAACGACTGGTACCGGAATGAGCGCGACGCTCCGCTTGGAGCCGTCTGACTGGAGATGTATTTATCCCCCTGCCCGAGCCCCATAAGCGCCAGCAGATAGAGCTGAATCAGCAGCGCGGTCGATGCAGGATAATGCGCATCAAGACACTCCTGAATACTGTTGGCCTGGTCGACGAGAGCCTGAAGAACAAAATCGGGAATGGTAATTCCCTGGCTCTCCAGATACTCCTTCGCCTGTCCGAGAGTTACCATTATCGACTCCGTGAAATACCCCGCCGGAGCGGGGCATAAAAAAACCGCCTTAGCGGCGGCTGTTATTCAGCAGGGAAAAGCTTTTCGAGTTCACCATCCGGCAACAACTCACTGAGCTTTTCAGCGCCCAGATTTCCTTTAAACTCGATTCCCAGTTCAGTCAGACGAGCCTGGATAACCTCTTTGCGAGATTTCTCACCGGTACCGGCATCAGGTGTTGCGGGTTTCAGCTCTCCACCAGCCTCGCCTTTCATCAGCCGGACGTTAGACTTCAACGCCGGATGAAGCTCTTTCAACTCCACCACGTCGCCAACCTTCACGCCGAACCATGGGCGCACAACTTCGTATTTAGCCATGCTGTTTCCTTACGCCAGGTTAGCGCCGTAGACAACGCCGGACAGGCCCTGATCGTCTGCGGTAATTTGCAGACCTTCAGCAGACATGATCTGGAAGTTGTAGTTAACGTTAGGCAGTGGGCGCGGCAGCGGAACAACGCCTACAGCCATACCCACCAGTGGAGAGATAACATCACGACGGCGAACGTAGGCGATAAACTCGTTACCGGTCAGCGCGAAGCTCATGCGGATTTCTTTCACCGGCGCGAACGGCAGAACCGCCTGCAATACAGTGCCGCTTACAACGCCATTCACCACGTACGGCTGCGCCAGGTTTGCCCAGATTTCCGGGGAAACCCACATTACATCGTATGCGGCGACTTTGTTCGTGCGGGCGGTAGTACCGAACGCGCCCTTACCGAAGAACGCAAAGAGCGCGGTCATGTCGGCAGTAGTCAGGTCGATATTCGCGCCACCAGCACCGGAACCGAGGTTGATCTTCTTGGTGTTTCGGTGGTTCTTAATGCCCTGCGCCGGGTAGGACTGAACCTGAATTTTTGAATCGCCGTTGAGGTAGTAGTTGACGCGCTTCTGGTTGAACTTGCGCATCTTCGCCATCTGCGAGTCCAGCACCAGATCGATGCCCACAGAGTTCAGGCCAGCAGCATGACGCCAGTTAACACCGTAACCAGCAGTGAACACCGGAATCGGGTCGCCGTCGCTCGCGTAGTCAGTGTGGTCGAAGGAGAACGGCGCCTGACCATCGATGCTTACTGACACGTCATCGGCGATGTCGCCAACCACGTTATACAGCTTGGCGGTTTTACCGACCGGCAGCACCGTCTGAACGCCGATCAGGTCGTTCACGATTTCCATGCCAACTTCCTGATCCCGCAGTTGCAGCACCTGGTTGTCAATCTCAGCCCAGAAGTCACGGGAGAAACCGCCCACTGCGTTACAGGCCAGCATGTCAGCAGTCATCATCGCGCGGTTAGCCGCAATGATGGAATCGTTCTGTAGGTTCCACATGTTACGGTTTGCCCACAGCTCACTCCAGTGCCCGCCAAGGCGGGAGTTAGTCGCCAGCGTCTCTTTTGAGAAGTACATATGTTTTTGTCCTTTTGTTACGCGCCAGCAGCGGCGGCAGTGCCAACGCGCATGCGCACGCGGATGAAGTCGGTGGTGCTGGCCGCGATGGTGTATTCATCCTGGCTGTATCCGATCACTGAATCAGTGTCATCGGTTGCCAGGGTAAACTGACCGGCAGTGCCCAGCTTGATCGGGCTGTCTTTTTTATACGCACCAGGCAGGCAGCGCAGCGCCAGCTCACGACCTTCTTCGACGTAGTTACCTACTGCCGAATCCCCGGCAGGGATTGATTCGGTGATGGTTAATCCCTGGTGATAACCGACATCGATGATGTACAGGCGGCCGGTTAGCGCGGTGGCCTGAGCGAATTTATCGGATGAGTTGATGGTTGCCGCAGTACCAGGAAGCAACGCTGCGGCCGTGGTGCGGGTTTCGGTCTTGTACAGAGACTGACCGTCGATATTAACGCGACGATAACGTGGCATTATTCCGGCTCCTTACTTGAAGTGTTCGTCTGCGGCAGGTGCGCCGGTTTCTTTGTGCTGTTGAGCATTGTTGGTGCCCAGCGGAGCAGCTTCGCCCAGCGACTTGAACATTGCGTCCAGGGCATCGCCAGAAAGCGCGTTGGCCACGATGTCGCCATGGACCTTAGCAACCGCATCACGCTTGGCTTTCTCTTCAGCGCGTGAATTGGCGGTCAGGGTGTCAGCGAGTTGCTTCTGGTTGGCCTGTAGCGCATCAACCTTTTCCGCGAGAGGCTTGATAGCCGCTTCAGTATTGGTCGCAACAGCCTGGCCGATCATGCTGCCGATTTGTTCCAGTTCTTCTTTGGTTAAAGGCATGTCGCCCTCCGTTTTGTGGTTTGGTGCAGGCTGTTCCTGCGGTGTGAATAGAGCTTTGAATTTGTTAGCGACGACTGCCACCCACGACTCCTGGCGCGCTACTGCGGTGCCGGTGTCGTCGAAGGCGATAACGCCGCCCTCAGATTTGTAGCCAAACACCTCAGCGGTTCCGCCGTTACGGATGATTACAGCTTGCGAGTCAGTGAAATCAGCAACCCATGCGTATTCATCCGCCCCCGCCGCAAACTTCGCTTTGGCTGCGCGATCGAGACGCTGCTCGCGCTCACGGTAGGATTCACCCACCAGTGCGCCAGAGTTAGCCTTAAGCGGCTTAGCCAGATCGGCATTAACCATCAGGCCTACTCCTTGCTCAGGGGTGGCCGCTCCGACTTCGTGCAGCAGGATCGCGTCATGGTCCATGCTGTAGATCTTGGCTACCCAGTCGGCGCCGGTAGCGCGTTGCTGTTCGTTCGGTTCAAGCTGGTCGAGGAAAGCGGCCACGCTGGTATGAATAGGCGGCACGTCATCTCCACGCTCGATAGCTGCGACGCGCTCGAGTAGTTCTCGACCACCTTCAGACTCACTGGCACGGGCAACATCAACCCACTTTTCGAGGTAGATACGGTTACCGGACTTCTTAACGTTACGGTTCCACGCGCCTACGTAGCCGACGTTAAGACCTTCAGGAGAGAAGGCCGACACGAACTGACCGTTAACCTGTGGATGACCCAGCGGCGCGAGCGTGCCTTCCAGCCCCTGATAGTGGGCGTTGATTTCATCTTCTGTGTACAGCCCGCCATTCATGACGACGTTCGCCGGCAGCGTATAGCTCGGCAGCACCAGATGCTCACGACCGTTATGTGTTTCGCGCCGGATAGACTGGCTGTTCACCTTCGTGGTGATGTTGACCTGAATATGCTCACCATTTTGCGGTGCCGGGATTGGACGCTTTGCTTCGTGGTTTACCTGGAATTTCATAGGTTATTTCTCCGCCCAGGCGTAACCGCGCGCCTGCATCGATTTATATTCCTGTTTGAGTTTCGTGATGGTGTCCGGGTATTCCGGGTTCCCGTCCGCATCCACCAGTACCGACTGCTGGCTGCATTTGCAGTTGATGGAGTTGCCATCCTTGCTGTACCAGTCACGCACCTCTTCGTTGGTGTAGAGGTGGGCATGGCGCACTGCGTGGGTATGTCGGGTTGTCGGTGACAGAGCCGAGATGTGAACCAGAAGCGTTTTAAGGCCGTAAAGGTCATTCGCCTCCTGGTCTTCATCCCACTTAGCCCTGCGCAGCGCGGTGGTCACTTCTGTACGCGCTATTCTGTTCGCGCGGCGCTTCTCGATGCCGGTCTGGACCGTCAGGTTGCGGGCAATGTCCAGCGGATTGAGACCACGGCCCACCCCATCAGTCAGTACGCGCGCCATGTCGCGCTTAACGTCAGCTGTCAGCCCCTTCATTTCCTCAAACACACGCGCATGCACCAGCGCCATGCGTTGCTGATACGGGTCGCTTGCGAGGATGGACGCTAACGACTCACGACCAGCGGCGTACACCGGCGACTGCTGGCTGAGGTTGTAGAACGACTGTCCGGTCCCTTTCTCCGAAGCCAGATCGATGTACTCGTAAAACCACAGGTCGTAATCGCCACCTTCAAGCAGCACCTGATCAACCAGGTAACTGGCATCGTTCAGGATGATAGAGAGTAGCGTTGGGTTTAACTGGTATTCGTATCTGGCGTTTACTGCGAGGGAGGAAGGTATTTTGTCGAGTGCTGATTTGTACGCCTTGCCAATCTTATTCATGCGCCTGGCGAAGTCTTTCATTGCTCGGCGTTCCAGCGCATCGGCCCCGGTCGGATCCTGATAGTTACGCGGTAGAATTGGTGGCTTCGTCTTCTTCGTCGCCATCCTCTTCTCCTAAAGGCTCTTCGTCGTCATTGTCATTGTCATAGCCCGCAGCCGTCCGAATCTCTTCACGGGTGAACGCTGGTTCATCGCCGCTGCCCTGCATGGTCTGGTTAATCTCGCCCATAGTCTTGGCGTTGGTGAGCTTCTCAGTACCGGTCTGTTCGTTCAGGTCATCCCAGATAACTGCTTTCTGGCTGACTGAATCGACGATCTGCAAGTCAATAAGCTTGTCGCAGAAGTCCTCTATCTCGAAAGCGAGGTCTACTCGGCGCGACTGACAGCGAGCATTAAAGTATTTCTGGTCTTCAGTGCTGGACCGCTCAGCCTGCTGGTTACCAACCAGAATACGCGTAGGAATATCAACTCCTGCGGCGGCTGTTTGCAGGTTTACGTTATAGGTTGGAGACGGATCAGAAACCGGAGAAACAAGGGAGGTTACGCTGGCCCCCTGGAGAGAAAGCAGCACATCATTGCCGCGATTCATCTCGCGTGCAGCGTCATTAAATTTATCCTGCAACTCATCTACTTCAACGCCGTACATAGATGCAATGCTGCCAAAGTCGATTTCCTTGTCGAAACTAAGTGCTAACTGGCGAGCGGCGTTCTTCAGGAATGACTCACCAGACCCGCCCTCTACCTTCTCCAGGCTCACAAAGGCGTTATAAGCTGGCTCAAGGAAGCCAATAGCATCGTCTGAGTAATCACCAAGGATGAAAACGCGATCGGGGTGGATATTGACGCGGCGACTTGAGCCATTCGGCAAGCGTTCGGCGTACTGCCACATTTTCGGCTGACCGTAAGTCTTCGAGTTCAGCCCAGCGTCCCACTCGCTCACCGTTAGCGATCCTGCCCATGCCACGGAAACCTTCTGCAACCCTCGTCCTTTGGCAACCGGAAGGTTCCAGTCTTTTTCATCGCGGACGTGCAGAAGGATGCCTGCATAACGACCGACAAGGCGACGACGATCCGCCTCGGCAAATGAGCGCCAGAACCGGTTGTTGAATACCTGCTTTGACTTCTTTTCCCAGGCGGTTTCGTTTTCGCTCTCGTCTGCATCGTCACCCTCGATGATTTCCGGGTTAGTCTGCCAGCACTTGCCCACCAGCTTCTCAACTGCACCGTGGGCAATACCGCCTCGCCGGTACAGGGAGTAAAGGTTTTCGTAGGTGACCTGCTCAGGGAAGCCATACTCGCACCATGCTGAATGGCGCTTATTGTCCAGCCCCATCGTCGGTGCCATCAGCCCCATACGGGCGCGCGCCATCCGCGCATCGTTCAACGCATGGTTGACGGCGAGAGTTAATTTGTCAGTCATGGTTTGTCCGTTTAGTTAGCGAAGGCGTTTCGGAATCATCATCCCGGCCATTTGGCCCTTACGCTTAATGTGTCCGTCGAGGCTGTAGCGAATACCGTCCCAGCAGTGCTCATAGCCATCGGCGAGCTTCGGCAACACCTCACCGGTGATGCGGTCTGTTTTGTACGACCACATACGGGCCTCACGCGCCACGTTCTTGCAGCGGGGGTGGATAATGATTTCGTCGAATCCGCGAAGGTGTGCGATCCCGTCCTCAACGCTTCCTTGCCATTTCTCAGCGGCTGAGATGTTGAAGCCCTGCCGCTTGAGATAGCTGATCGTCTCGGGTCGAGCGGAGTCGGCCTTGATGGGCCAGTCACGAGATCCGGGGATTGTGTCGTACAACTCTGGCATGTGGTCGAGTTCAGTTTGCTGACCATATGCCTCGTACTCGATATACAGCCGGTTGTGCAGGATGAACGAGCGAGTCAGCGTGTTCGGGTCTTTGGCGAAACCGAAGTCCGCACCGAAGAACAAACGCTCCGCTTCTTTCCAGAGGTTATCCGAGAACTCAGCAATCCGGTATTTACCGGCCAGTACCTGCTTATCGGAGTTTTCAAGATAAGCCCCTTCCCACACCCATGCGTATGTTGCAGGGTCAAGGCGGCGCTGATCGTTCTGTCGCTCGCCTTCCAGCACATCAGGGAACCACGGGTTATCCGTATAGTTCATCTCAACGGTTATGCAGTCGTCGCCGGCTTCTTTGCGGAAACGTTTATCCGTTGCGCTGCCGTCTCGCTCGGGGTTCCACGTCACCCAAATCTCTGAACCTTCCTCACGAACGGTCGGGCTCAGCTTCTGCCATGCTATTTCGCTGACTGATTCAGCCTCATCGACCCAGCACAGCAGGATGCGCGCTTTCGACTTGATGCTGTCGAGGTTGTGCCGCAGACCGCAAAAGACATAGTTAACGCTCTTGTCGATAGTGCGGATGTACTTCTCGCCGATATCAAAGTTGGCGGCTAGCCAGGGAACAGACAGGATCGCCTGTTTCACCTCCTGCATGCTCGACTCTTCCAGCGAGTTCATGAACTCACGCGCGCAGAGCACTACGCCGCTCTCACCGTTCATCATCGACTGATAAGCCTTTACGGCAGTCATCAGCGCGAATGTGCGCGTCTTGGCGCTGCCACGCCCACCATGCGAGCACCGGTAACGCTTATTCACAGCAGTGAACAATGGTGCAAGCTTTGCGGGGATCGGCAGTTGAACGGCTTCACTCATGCTTTCGGCTCAACAGGGAGTAGCTGGATGATGGTCGGCCGCGGAGTCATGGTTCCGTCCGGGCTGGTGTGCTCGACCTTCTGTTTGTTGCTGTAAGCATCCCCGCACTCTTTGGCGGCCTGCTCCATCAGCGAGGCAGCCAGCGCCATATTTCGCATGCTCTCGGCCTTTGTCATCATCCGGTCTAGCGCGCGGAGACGATATGCTTTGTTGGCGATCGGAATGTCGCTTAATTCGGTCTGGAAGCGCTTACGCGTTTCGTGGAATAGCTCAACCCACTTCTGCGCCAGCCCCCTGCCGTTTGCTTTCGTCGGGTCGTGGGATTCGACCTGCTGACGAGTGATGCTCAGGCCAAATTCCTTTTTGACCAGCTCAACCACCTGGGATGGAGTATCGAAGCAGGCAAGGGACTGAACGATGAAGGCTTTGACCTCACCTTTCAGTGTCGCCATGGATTACCTGCCTGTCATAATCAGTCATATTGTTACGCCAGCTTTAACATGCACGTCCCGCATGACCTGGCTATATCGATGTGAGCCACTTCTGCTGGCGCATTGGCAGCATCAACGAGCTCCTGCACTTCTTTGCTGGCACCGTATCGACGTACGACACCAGTGAATTCTTCGACGTCGTGGCCGCGCAGTGTTAGCACTGGCTGTCCGGTCTCTTTGTTGAACTTAGGTGCGCCGAAATCATCGGTGGCCTGGGCAATGTGGTAAAGCTCATGCTCTACCAGTGCGCAGAATTCTAGGTCACTGCATTGTGAGCAGTAATCAGCCGCCAGCGTGATGATGAACTTCGGTATTCGCCCGAACCATTCATGCATCTGCTGTTCCATTCTGGCTTTCTGCCAACCACCGGCGCGCAGCATTACCTGCTCGGCCTGACCGAGGACATACCGTCCTTTCTTCGCGAAAGAGTCAGACGCCCACATAAAGCAGAGGTTAGCTTCAAGCAGGTGCTCATGGTCAGGGTTGTGGATGCTTCCGGTATCACTGAGGATTTGGCGGCTTACCCACTCATGCACTTCATTGGCAGGTATTAGCCTGGTGTATGGCTGCCAGTTGTCGGAGGTGATGAAGTTAACTGGCGGATATGGCCTGCGCTCGTCATCGTTAACCATGGGTTACTCCGCCTTAAAGCTGCACCGTGTCGCTGGTAACGGTTTCGATTTTGAAGCACTTGTTAGTCAACCAGTCCCAGCGAAGTAAGGCTGACAGCACCAGGATCGGCTTCATGTATGGACGAAGAGATACTTTTGAGGTGAATGTTACTGTTTTGCTCATGAGTTACTCCGTTGCTTGTTCTTCTGGCTGCTCGGTCTGCTCTGCCTGCACTGGCGTGAACTGCACGCGTTTCACATCCGCTGGAGCAAAGTACAACCACTCGCCCGTCTCGTTCGCCAGCGGTACAAAGCCGTTAACCAACTCAGGCTGACGTCGTGACATCTTGCCTGTGAAGGTTTCGCCTGTTTGGGTGGTTAGCGTGATTTGGTAGATGTCGGACATGATTACCTCTTTGCCTTGTCGCAGCTGTTGCCCTGCTTCTCAGAAGTGCTTAGCCACTTACGGCTTACCCGTCAGCAAGATGTGATCACCATCCTTGCGGGGTTACACAGATCATTATCGAAGCCCCTCAGTGAAGAGCTTCTGTAATGAATCACAACTTAACGATGTGCCCTGTCAGTTCTTCGAACTTGTCTCTGCCGACCGAATTAAGCAGCGTTACAAAGCCACATGCCAGGATGTAAAACAGCGATGTGAATACCCATCCGGAGTAAGACAGCATGACGAAGATGGCCGCCATAGTCACAAGTCCAATGAGCCTTCTGATCGCGCCCTTGCGTTTGTAATAGTCCTTTAGAGGGATTAACAGCTTGGCACGCTCCATGGGGTCACTCTCCTTCCCGGCCATGAACACAGCCACAAGGAACAGAGGCGAGATGAAGCAAGCAAGAGCTATAATCGCCCAGTAAGCCGCCACGACGATGCTCATCAGTGAATGGTCGCCCTGTAGTGTTGCGTAAACCAGCAGGCCAAACAGCCCCCAGACCAGCACGAATACAAAAGCAGCAGTCATCAACTTCTTCATAATTCACCTATAAGTTGCGAGCCTGTTCGCATAGATAAGCCGCCCCGAGAGATAACGATTTATCTCAGGCTCGCTTCCTATAGGCTCTCGGTTGGCAATGCGCTGCGATGCGCATAAAAAAGCCCCGCGGATGCGAGGCTGTGAGAATTTGCTACGGTTAAAGTCCAGAGGAGAGACTGTGTCAGAACCTCAGGGATGAGGCTCTATTTCCCCTGGGTCTGCTTATCCCATTCCTCGCGGAACTTGGATGGGTTGTCGAAACCTTCACTGCACTGGTTGGCTTTCATCACTTTGCCCCCGATTCTTTTGTTTTCTGGCAGTTCGCCTGCCACGCTTTGTTATGCGCCAGGATGTCGCGCTTCGTCTGGCGGTCAAGAAAATCAATGTCGTGATCAGTAAGGTAGATTGGCTTTACCCAGTCACAGGCTGTATCAACCACCACCGGGACGCTTCCACGTGTCACGCAGCTCGCGATCAACATCGTCATCAGGCATGCGGTTAACATTCTGCTGTACATTGCTGGCCTCTTTCGTTGCTTCTACCCGGCGTTCGGCTACTGACTCAATGGCTGCGGCCTTTTCTTCTGTGCGCTGCCGGTCTGCTTTTTCTTCAGCCTGTTCACGCCCGCGAAAACGGCCCACACCAAACGCACCAAGCACCATCAAGATCGCAACTCCGATTGCCGCCAGTACAGATTTGAGTGTCGTCATAGGCTCACCCGCTCGCGCATCCAGCCATAAACGAATGATTCGTTAGCCGGCCGCTGTTCTGCCAACTCAAGATAACGCTGGCCCTGGCTACAGTTCAGTGCGCGAAGCAATACGATTTCCCCTTCGCCGCCTCGTTTCTCCAGGAAGGACTTTAGCGCGCTGATGCTACGTGGGCCGATTTGCCCGTCGGCGATCAGATCCGGATAGAACTGCTGCTGGTTATTGAAAACGTTCAGCCAGCGCTGGAACCATTTAACCTGCACCGATGGCCCCATGTTCACACCGGTATCGCAAAGTTCGGCGGCAATGGAAGGGGATACTTCTGCCACCTGGTCAAAGCGAGGGCCATACCAGTAATCAGACTCAAGGATCGCCAGAGCCTGCTCACGTGTAAGGTTTCGCATATCACCGGTATAACCATGCGCGCGGGCAGTTGCCTGAGTAATTCCCCAGTTCGTTGGTCCGCCCTTATCATTCGGGTGATCAACATAACCGCCCTCTTTGCCGAGGATGGTGTTAAAGATATCGTCTTTGGTCATGGCTATTCCGTAATGACGACCTTCGCCAGGTTCCCGCGAGCCAGCCACACCGCCATGCAGATGACGGAGTTAAGCAGCAGGTCGCCGAGGTTAACCTGTACGTAGTGGCCGAGCAGAATGTTGAAGGCATTGAATCCGGCGGCAAGGATGACCAGATAGGCCAGCACCGCGACACTCAGGCGATGACGCTTTCCCTCTTTTCGAAAAAACATCAGCCTGACCATGATTAACAGGCAAACTATGGCGTTTGCATCCATCAAAAGAAGCTGCCATGTCATTTATCTTCCTCCCCCAGCCCCGGCATCTTCCCGCTTTTGGATTTGCGGAGAATGCGCAGCAGGACTGCCACGGAAATGGAAGCAGTAACAATTGCACCGACAGCTGGCGATACTTCAATGCTGGCCGGTGGCTTCATCAGGCTTAACGGCGTGTTAATGATTCCGGCCATGATTTTCGCCATGGGTACGGAGAAGAACACGCCACTGATAAACGATATCAGCGCAAAGATAGCCTGCTTCCAGAGTTGATGGGGGTCTGAGGTCAGAACGTATAACGCCGTTCCTGCAAGTGACCCGAGCATCACTGCTGGAGTCGCCTCCGGAAACAGCGTGGCAAAGGTTACACCGACTGATGACGATGTAAGACCAACGCCTACGATAGTGAAGGTCTCAGACATATTTATTCCGTGTGTAGTTGGTTCAGGCCCTCGGGACGATTTAACAAGAAGGCATGTCGAGGATGGTTCCCGGGGCCTGGAATAAAAAACCTGGCGACAAGCCAGGAAGATGAGGGTAAGGCAGTGTCGGCTCTCTGGCCGAAGGGTCCCAGGTAGTGGGTTTGGTTTGTGGTGGCCGGCGCTGCTATCCGGCATTCACGGCTATCGCTTTACGACGCCATCAGGACATTCACCACAACGGACAGAGCACTCATGACTCGCATCATGTGGCGCAACCCCATGGCAGGGAGTCGAACCCTACAAATGCTCTTTCCTGTTGTGCACTCCGTTTCGTGGAGCGGACGGCATAACGTATTCGCGAATTCAGTTATGCACCTGATGCAAGATAAAGCCGCCGCGATGACGACTTGTTTTGCTGATGGCTCGCCTGGCTGGATTCGAACCAGCGACCAACCGCTTAGAAGGCGGTTGCTCTTTCCTCTGAGCTACAGGCAAATAAAAAGCCCAAGGCGTTAACCTCGGGCTTGCTTGAATTCTTTGTGTCGACAATCAAAGCTATGGCGACGATATCAGATTTACATGAAATATATGCGTTTCAGTTCGGTTTTGCAAGTCTGAAGTGATTAGCAAGTCTAAATGCTATATCGGCTCTTTTTAAATCATCATAGAGACCTAAATACTCCCGTTTTCCATCGATGAGAATCTGTGCCTGCCACTTTTTTGCTCTTTTGTTATAATAAATACCCTTGCTACCTGATGTGTTATTTTTATAGATACCAGTGTTAAGAGAGTTAAGTTGGCTGGTTGCTTCTCTAAGATTGGCAATCCTGTTGTCGTCTCTTATTCTGTTTATGTGATCGATCTCTTTTTCTGGCATATATCCGTACACGTAGAGCCATGCAAGGCGATGAGCATGATAAAGTTTCCCAGAAATTTTTATTTGCACATAGCCAAGAGAATTTTTGCTTCCAGCAACGCTTCCTACAACCACCTTCTGCCTTTTCACTGCCCATGAAAACAAACCAGAAAAGGCGTCGTACTTAAGAATAGATTTAAGAGTTTCTTGGTCCATTACTTATATCCTCTCAAATCTAAATTTGTCGTCTTTTGTTGTGAACGCGATCGCGTTACTGAGATAAGCGCACCGCTATCGAGTCGCTTAAAGCTGTTACGCATTGCCAGCCAGTGAGGCAGATACGTTTCCGTCCAGGTCGATTTCGCCACGCCAGCCAGCTCTGCCAGCGCCTGATATTCGTACGTCTCACGCCCTGCCAGCTCCGCTTTAACGTCCTGCGCCGCCAGCCAGATAAGCTTCTTCAGGCGCTCCATCGTCTTGCCAGCCACCTTCTTCGCGCCGAGCTGCTCCCGGAACTCTGCCCACGCCCACTGAGTGATCGCCACCTGGTACTCGAACCGGATATTCTCGCTGTAGTTCCACAGCAGCCAGGCTTTTTGATGCTCTTCCAGCGATAGCACGGCGCGGCGCCAGGATGCGGTCACGAACTCAACCGGGCCCACCAGCGCGATGGATGATCCCTTCGCGCGGGACTGGCTGCCGCTCATCGCCGGGCCGTCAGGGTTAACTTTTCGGCCGGTGACCGGGTCGGTGATTTTCTTACGCCCCCGGCTGCGCGCCGTCGCGGTGAACTGCGCGTTCTCGGCGAAAGCTACCAGCTGCCCTTTCGTCGCACCGCTCAGATCTGCGGTCGCCACAATGAGCTGCTGACGTACGTATTCCAGTTGCTGACTGTTCATGCGGCTTCCTTCTGTGGCTGGTTTGTTTTGGTCTGGTTGTGCTTTGCTACTGGCGGCATGCTGGCGCGCTTAACGCTTTCTGCCTGGTACCGGAGGAAGTCGGTATAGTTCATGCTGCCTCCCGCTGTTTCAGTGCTTTGAGCTTGGCGCGGTACTCATCCCGGATCCGGATGAAGTCTTCACGGCGGTAGTTGGTCATTTCGTGGGGACCATTGAGCCAGTCGACGTATTCCTGGCCGTAACGTGCGACCAAACCAGCTTCGTATTGCTGCGCGACCGTCGCCTCTTTGGCGGTGTACTTGCCGGCCCCGGCATTGCAGGATTTGCACTGCTTATGCGCGTTGCGTTCTTCAAATCGCAGCTCAGGGTTAGCACCGACCGTCTTGAAGTGGCCACAGTCCCACTGGCCGCCGTGCAGATCGGGAGGATTGGTCTCGCCGCAGCTGATGCATGGCAAACCAGCATCACGCGCGCGGATGTAGGCGTTGAATGCCTGCTGAGCCTGCGCCTTGTAGTAACCGGCAGGCCGTAGCTCTGCCAGTCGCTCCTTGCGGCGTTTGCGCCCTGCTTTCTCGGCTTCCTTCTGCTCTTTGATGCGCTTAGCCGCGGCCTTGACCTTCTCCTTTTCGCGCTCTTCCATCGCGAGGATTGCGCCGTGCTCCGGGCTGCACCAGCGGATCCGGATGTCGTGGAATTTCGGCACGAAGTATTCACCGCATACTTTGCACTTACGGCGGGATGGTTTACGCATGATTCCTCCGAGCCGCTAGACGCAGCCATTTCTTATCGACCAGACGGGCGGTGTAGTCCTTCAGGGTCGGGATGTCGGACGGCTTAACCGCTGGCTTGCGCTGACGGCGAGTCGGAACGCGGAAGATTTCGTTTGTGATGACGCGTGCGAGAGGATTACCCATGGGAAGTCCTCCACTCTTGCGCCCAGGCGATGCGCTTACTGGATGCTTCGGAGAACCTCACACCGCGGTCGGTGCCGAACCAGTAAATCGCCTCGATCACGTCGACCATGTAGCGCTTGCTGGATTTGGATGTGCGGACGCCGAAATAAACGCGGCCGCCGTTGATGCCCGGCGCGGATTTCTGCTCGCTCTCCGGGTCCTGTATCTGGCTAACCAGAACAGTGATCAAGTCCTTCCATTCCTTCGGTTCAAGCCTTTCTCCGTGCCAGACGACTTGGACAGAGAGATCTTTCAGAAGCGGCCACATCAGACGGTTCTGTTTGTCTGTGCGTGTCTCTTCCCTGATCTCGACAACCATCGGCGCGCGAGGATTTACCGGAAGATTTCGAATGTATTCAATGAGGTTGTGTTTAACAGTGTCGTTAACGATGCAAAAGTTCTGCTTCATGCGCCACCTCCGAGAGGTAACGCAGAATGCAGAAAATCGCAGGTGCATTTCTGCATCTGTGGCAAGGTGAGGAGTTCAGATTGTGGTCGCATTTAAGTCCCCTTAAATGCGCAGAAGTCACCGGAGTTGTTCAGGCTCCGATGACATGATTATGGCTGGATGATTTTACAAAATCAAATGGGTGAAGCTTTCTTTTTTAACTTCAATGTTGGCGCTTTCTCCTTCGATTTATTCTCACTTTCAAATGCGTCTTTTGCATTGTTGCATCCGCATTGATGGCAAACATAGTCGCCACTCCACCCTCTGCGAGTAACCTCTTTTCCGATAGCGGTTGAACCACATTCAGGACAGACCATAACACCCTCCGGTTTGAATTTAACTGCACTATGATGGTACCAATTCAAATCCGGAGGGAAAGCCAATTTACAAAATAATCGTTTTATTTCAATAGCATAATATTGTTTAAAGGAATTTCTCACACACGACGTGATTATTGATAGGCATTACCGTACATCTGGCTTTGGTGCTGCCGAAATCATCGCCGCCCAGCACAGCTTCGCGCGGTGCGCCGCCTGCTGGCACCCACTCATAGCGTCGTACGCTTCCCATACCTTCTCGTCACTAAAGCTCTCATTAGGCTCTGATTCTAACCCATTGACGATCATGTCTTCTGTCGGCTCAACCGGAACCGCCACCCACCCTTCTGGCAACTTGTAAGCCGTCGTTACAGGTTCGGATTTACCCTGATTTATGCCGGTGGGCGACTCGGCGTTTTTTGGTGAATAATCCAGTTCTGGCGCGGTCTGCATAGTGGTTGGCGACTCGGCGTTTTCGGCACCCTGAAGCATGGCGGCGCGGCAGGCGTTCCATCCATCCGCGTACGAAACCTCGCAGCAAACACCTCCCTGGTCATCCATCGCATCAGGCACAGATACCGGCGCTGATGGGGCGGTGATATTAGCGAATGCTGCCCGAAGTCCAATCATGATGTCTTCGATATCATCGTTACCTATACCGCCATCGTTGAGGGCATGATGAAAATCCATCGCCATAGCAAAGGTGACTTCAACAGGCTCCGCTTCGAGCGATGCCAGCGCGATACGCAGAGCAGCCAGCGTGTTGCTGTCGTCTTCGTCCAGGCCGAACGGGATTTCATTGCGGGCAGCTTCCATTGCTGCGATTTTCTGCGAAAGCCATTCTTTGGTTAGTTCGCTCATAGGTTCACCTTCCTGAAACTGCGTCTGATATCATGGTCCGAATAGCTCCGAGACGGCTGAACTGCATCGTTTTGATAGACCAGCACAAAACTTTTACCATCGTTAGAGATGTATTCGATGATGAATCTGTTTCCGGTGTGGATGCTCTCGATAATGTCACCCTGTTTCATCCTCACTCTCCTTTAGGGCTGCTGGCGGCGATTTTGATACCAGCGTCAACGCAGGCAATACGGAATGCTGCTTGAAGTTCCCGCGCAACGTCTGGCACATAGCCGTCGAAGGTTGGCATTTCGACGGTTATATTTTCTGCGGCTTCCAGATCATCCAGCAGCGCCAGCACGGTTTTTGGGTTAGCTGCGGCGATGAACTCAGTATTGCGCTGCCCAACTTCATCCCAGGCAATATGGCATTCCCCGTCGTATTCTTCCTGAATGCATGCCGACGTAGAGTTGAGTGTATCCAGCAGGATTTGATTATTTTCGTCGTAGACAGCATAAGATGTGAAACCTTCCACGCAGTCTTCGCCCGAACCATATGCTCCTTCATTACCGCACGAGTCTGACCACCACTCTCCCTGCGTCGCTTTCTCTGCTTTCCAACGCAGCGCCTGTTTGTCGATGTTGCTCATTGGGCGGCTCCTTCAAATTGGTAAGAAATTTTAATTCCCAGCTTTTTAGCCATGGCATGCTCAGCGACAGCACCTTCCGACTCTTGCCACCCATGCAGCATGTGAATGGCGTCGGCGCAGCGAAGCATCGCCAGGCAGATGTCCATATACTCACGCTGAGATAAACCATCCGGGAGCGTGGCCGGATTTAATGCCACATGACCACCTGATAACATCTGCTGTGCTACTGCGTTAAACATCGGACGGTTGTAATTTTCGTAACCCGTCATTGGTCCTGCGATGTAAATTTTCATACCCCTGCCCTCCCGTACTTGTCTGATAACTCGCCCATTTGCCTGTGGATTTCCGCAAGGTCACACCCTGCGCACCCCAGAGCTTCGGCTATGAGTTCTTCCTGTTCTTTGGATGGCCCCGCCTGGAGAATCTGATTAAGTTTCCTGTTCGATACGCCGCAGTGCCTGGCGATGCTGATGAGCGTTACACCGTTACCCTTCGCCATGGTCCTAACCATCAAGCGATAATCACTCCATTCGCTCATACCCATACCCTCCCCCAAACCATCAATACTCGCTTCATAGCCGCGCTGTTGCGGCACTCCTGAAATATTCCATTGGTGCAGCTGCGCGCGGTACCGTCCTGCTCTTCCTGCGTCGCCAGGCGATAAGTCACCGTTCGCCAGACCTTGCTAATCCGGACAATCTTCCGGGCCCGCTCCAGATCGATAGCGTTCTTCGTGATGCAGTTGATGGTCATGCCGCACTCTGTGGCCACATCCTTCGCGGTAAAGGTCCGGTGCGTTTCGAGATAACGCAGAATTGCCTGTTTGCCTTTCATCGTCTTAGCACTCATAGTCAGCCTCCTGTTGCATCTGGCCGCTGTAGGTGAAATCTACCGGGTCCAGGCCGGAGTAGCGGCTGCTGAAGTGGTAGGTCTTTTCTGCCCCCGGCGCATGGCGGGACTTCACACAGATGATTTCGGTAATGCCTTTCAGTTCGGTGTTTTCGTTGTACTTCTCATCCCGGTAAACCATGAAGATCACATCTGCCTCCTGCTCAATAACGCCAGACTCTCGCAGGTCTGCCGCAACGGGACGCTTATTAGCGCGCTGCTCCAGGTTTCGGTTCAACTGGGCCAGAGCGATGACCGGGCAACGCAATTCTTTCGCCAGGTTCTTCAGGCCAGTGGCGATCTCCCCTACGCTGCGGTTCATGTTCTCCGGGTCTGACATCCGCATCTTCTGGAGATAATCGACGATTACCACGCCCAGTCCGCCCAACTTCTTACTCATACGCCGCGCTTCCGCACGCACCTGGTGAACGCTCAGGGATGGCTTGTCATTGATGTAGATCGGAGAGTCGATGAACTCCTTCATGCAGTGACTAACCTTTCCCCATGCCTCGTCCATTTTTCCGCTAACCTTGCTCAGCAGGTCTTCTTTGCTTACCCGCGCCCGGTGGAAAGCGACTCGCTCAGAGATTTGTTCCACTGGCATCTCGAGACTGAAGAACAGCACCGGCTTTTTGTTTTTCAGGCCTACGGTTTCTGTCACTGTGGTGCTAAACATGGTTTTCCCCATGCCAGGGCGCCCGCCAACGACGATAAAATCCGTATTGTTGAATCCTCCGAAAGCGCTATCGATGGTCGACATGCCGAGCTCTGTTTTATATTTCCAGATGTCGCCATTGATGATCGCCTGGATTGTTTCCAGCGACATGTCGATGCCAGTGGTGATGTGTTCAGTTCCGTAGTCAGCGCTGTGCTCAATTCCAGAGATGTCGGCCTGAATGTTGCCAATGATGTCAGCAATACCCTCGGTCGTTGGTTCGGACAGCTTCTGGATCCCAACCTGTAACGCCATGGTCATACGGCGACCAAGGTACATTTCACGAAGCTTTTCGCAGTAGGCTGCAAGGTTGGCGAAAGACGGAGTGTTTTTGCTGCATTCAGCCAGGTAAGCGAAACCACCCGCACTCTCAAGCACCCCGAGCTGCTCAAGATCGCTGGTCAGCGTAAGCAGGTCTATCTTCGAACCGGATTCGTTGAGTCGCTTATAGGACCGCAGAGCCACTTTATGGGGCGTTGCTGTGAAGTGGTCCTCAGTCAGGCCCTCAATCGCATCGGTAGCCATGTCGGCGCCATCTGCGCGACCTGCTGCAAGCATTATTCCGCCAATGACGGCCTGCTCAACGTATAAATCAATAAAACGGCTCATGCTTTGACTCCCTTGCGCTCACGGTGCTCGTTGATGGCCTGCTCGTAGACAGATCCCCAGTTCTTCGGATTCAGTATCCAGTCGAGAGTCAGCCATGGCTGATCGCCTCTGGTGCCGAACAGGGAAGACTTGCTAATCAGCTCGAAGGCCATTCCCATGTGCTTCAGTTCTCGCCAGTTGCCCTGGGTGGTTTTGCCGTTCCACACAGCTTCCAGGTCTCGATAGGCCGGACGGCGGCGGTTCCACTCATGCAGTGAAACGGCCTTCGAAGGGAATTTTTCATTCCAGAGCTTGATGATCTCTTCGTGCGGACAGGCTGCCGGATTGCTTCCCTGACCATCCGCCCATATCAGGGCGTCTGACAGGTATCCATCAAAGCGGGTCATACGGCACAGGTTTTCTGGCTTGAAGCTGTGACCCCAGTTCACATGGGCCCAGCGGATAACGAGTTTCAGCTCTTCAGCTGTGTAGCACTGGTCTTTGCTCTTCACCGTGGAGAGAGCTTTCTCAAAAGGTGCCAGCGCAGCACAACGACTACCGGTTAGCTCGTTGAAGTAATCCATCACTTCCTGAGCGAGTGAGTTTTCCCCCTGGGGGGATTTAGGGGGATCTTTTCTTTCTTTCTTTTGAATAGTTTCTTTTGTGTTTAGCTGAGTTGGCTTATGGGTATTAGCTGACTTGGCTAATGTTTCATTAGCTGTTTCGGCTAATGATTTGCCATTTTGGCTAATGCTAAAATTCCAGTCAGAAATCACCTTATTCACCCCGATCGCCAGGCCGTTGGTAACGATGATGTTCATTGCAATCATCTCGTTCTTGGCCTTGCAGACATGCGTATGGTGAATGCCGGTCATTGCTGCAATCTGGGTATTGGTAATGCGGTCAAACTTTTTCCCGAACCCGTAAGTTTTGCGGATCACCGCCAGAACGACCTTCAGCTGGCGAGCCGTTAAATCAGCAGCCATAACCGCTTCCAGCAGCTCGTTAGCGATGCGGGTATACCCATCATCGATATCTGCCACCTGACGCTCCACGACCGTTACAGACGGTCTGAAAGGTATTACTTTTGCGAGGTTACCCACGGCCACTCTCCTTACGTTTCAGTTCTTCCAGGATGGCGCGCATCTTCTCTGCCACAATCGGATTAACCGAGCGGATGAAGAGGTCGCGGGTTATGTTTTTATGTACAGCGGTATGGTAATAGCGTGGATTTTTTGCCATTATTCCTCCTGCAACTACTGTCGTTTTTGCACCAGAAAGTCGGTTCTGTTCGCGCAGACCGGCTTTCGCCATTTCTGTAGTTCTCACATACCCCCCAGCATTGAAGTGACCATGGCCATCAGCGGCGCGGTCAGGTCCGGGTCGACACGGAACATCTCTACGATCCCCTCACTGAGTTCCTTGAGCTTCTGGTGACGCGGGGCGTTCATCGCAACGGCCACTTTCGCCTCACTCGTTTCCTTCTCAAGTCGTGCTAAGCGGGACATGAAGCTGTCCTCTGGGAGAAGTCGATGGCGGTACTCCAGCGGCAGGACGGCCATGATTGCCGGGGCCAGCTGGCGAATGTTGTTGGCGGCGTATTCGGTGTCGCCATCAATCCAGCGGAATACCTTCTGCATCTGGCGGTGCGAGTCAGTCGGGATATCCAGACCGGTGCCGCCGGTTGCCCGCCACTCTTCAACAATCAGCGCCGCGACAAATTCACGGCTGCGGCAATCAGCTGCCCAGGCGCGAACAGCTGCACGAATCCCATCGATGTTTAACGCCCTGGAATCAGGTTCCCGGCGATTCTGGTAAATCATCGCAGTTGGCGAAAATTTGTTACCTTGTTGATACGCAAGTGAATGCATTGCTTTCCCTTTCGTTGTTAAGGCCGCCGTTAAGCGGCATGGTTGTCAGGGTGTGGAAAGATGGACGGCAGATCCGGGCGGAATTCATGAGCCTGGATTTCACCACCAACCGCTTTCACCAGCTCAGGAACGTGAACTGGGGAGATGCGTTTCTTTCCGTTAAGCCAGTCGCAGATAGTGGACTGAGCTTTGCCGCAACGTTTTGCCAGTTCTTTCTGGCTGCCAGCGATGGCGATCGCTTTCTCTACTGCGGAGTTCTTCTCTACTGTTGGGGTCTTCATAATCACCTCAGCTATCAGTTTAAAGCGATTATGGTTATCACTTTAGCGAATGTCAATCGCATAGGCGATTTTTTGCTAAATAATCGCTTGAGCGATAGAGTTAAAGGAGTCATTAACAGAGGTGAATATGGGATTCTCGGAGCGCTTAGCGCAGGCAATGGAAAACGCTGGATATACACAGGGTCGATTAGCTAAAGAGGTCGACATGGCTCAGTCCAGCGTAAATAAGTTACTAAAGAATGCTAAAGGCTCTCGAAAAACCGTTGAGATTGCCTCTGTACTTGGTGTTCGCCCTGAATGGCTTTCTACTGGTGAGGGGGAAATGGCTGCCGGTGGCGCCAGAGAGCCAACTGCGCTATACCAGGTTAAGCCGTCACTGAATGGGATTTATCGCGTGGATGTACTCGACGTTAAAGCCAGTGCTGGGCCAGGCACACTGGTAACCAGCGATTTCATTGAAACTATCCGGGCCATCGAATACACAACTGAACAGGCGCGCGCTTTATTTGGCAACCGGCCAGCTACGCACGTTAAAGTCATTACCGTGAATGGCGACAGTATGGATGGGACTATTTCGCCTGGTGATCAGATCTTCGTTGATACCGGCGTTACGCATTTTGATGGTGACGGGGTGTATGTCTTTGTCTTCGGAAAAACCCTCCATGTTAAGCGTCTTCAGATGCAGCGTGACCGCCTGGCAGTAATATCCGATAACCCGATTTACGAAAAATGGTACGTCGAACCTGAGGATGAGGACGCGTTCTACGTGATGGCGAAGGTGTTGCTCAGACAGTCCATCGACTATAAGCGCTTCGCATAGCCCGGCTCCCGGGCTAGCATCTCCAACCCTCTTTAATCAACTTTTCACGTATATCCTCTATACGCTGAAACTCCTTTCTTTTTTTCAGGATGACTGACAACTGAGAGTACCCATAATGTGACGGAGGATAAAATTCACTGGGATACTTATTTCCAGTTAACGATTCGTACTCTTCCACCCTTTTGTCATGAGCATGACGCAAAGCCGGAAACGCCAATTCAGATAGCGCAATCATTTGTTCGCATAAATGCTCGGCCCTTGCGAGGTTATCGCCCTCTCCCCTCAGCTTGTAATATTTCTTGATATCCTCCTGAAGTCCAAAGTGAACCTGAACGATCTGCTCTGGGCTTAGCCAGCGGAGCTTATCAACCCATTCTTTATGGTCCATGCGTATCCCCCTCCAAAAAAAATCAGCATACCACGTAAATAAATTTCAATAAAAATCGCTTTAACAATCATGCAATTATAGCTTTATCGATGATAAATATCGTTTTGGCGATTGACTCAAATAATCGCTTTAGCTATTGTTAGTTCATCGAAACGAAACATCGACAGCTGAGCGAAGTTAGCCAGCGGCGGACAGCAAGTCGCCTGCTTTTTAACAACATGCAGATTTACAGCGTCAATGACCTGTTAAGACCCCCACACGAAAAAGTGCTGTATCACCGGGTGCGATCCGGTCGGTGAGAGAGTATCCCCGCGCGAGAGCGAGAACGGCGTGAGAACGGGCAACACTGGCAGGGAGTTGGCGCTTAATGAACAAATCTTAGCTGCCTGGCTGGCAACCTACTGCCAAAAACACAGCTTTCCCCGCATGAGAGGCTAACTGCGGGGCGCGGACTCGACGCGTAGTACAGGTGTAACCCGCAACACGAAGTTCGAGTGGCGTCCGTCTGGTAAGTGGCTACGGCCTGCAACTGGATGAAACGCCAAGGGTGACAGCCGGAGAGACGGCTCACAACGAAAAGAGCGCTGGCATGCAAAAAATAATCTCGCAGCCATTGCAGTACCAAAAGCCAGGATGGAATGGCAAAACGCGGTAGTGCTCTTTTCGTTGTGGCGAAGTGCTTTGGGGTGTGGTGGCGGTGTCCTCAAGCGAGGTGCAACGCTAGCAGTGTGATAAGACCTGAAAACCGGCTGGGCAGATAGTTGTTTGCCAATACAGAAAACAGGGCGTCAGGAAGTAAGTGAGAGTGGCGACTCAGTGCCAGTCCACCACACCGACCAAAGCATTTCTCCCGCATCAGCGGGTAACGACAGAGGGTAAAGCGATGGCAAAAGTTGTTCTGGTCTGGAATCCACAGAAGACAGAGTGTGTCGGTTTTTTAGAGCGAGAACCTGATGGTTCCACTTGGGATTGTGGATCAGATGGTGACGCGGAGCATGCAGCTGGCGGTATGAGATGGAATCCAGTTTCCACTCTCGCCGATAGCTTCAGGGAGCAATACGAAGACGTTGATGACGAATGTTTCATGCAGACCATTGAAGTTGATCAGTCATTAGCCGACGCGGTTGAAAGAGAAAAAGAAGATTAACCCGCTCCGGCGGGTTTTTTATCGGCCATACATAGGCAGATTTTCGAGTCTGCCCATTTATGACAACCGGCGGCCATCCACCGCCCAATGAAACACTGAATAAATGCGCAGAAGTCTTGTATTAACCGTTCCGTTCGCCGCGATAAGGCCAAGAGGATTTATGAGCAACCCAATCACAGTAGGTTTTACAGGCCTGACGAAGCGAATTTTCGCGGGTCGTTCAAAGCCGAGCAAATTGGCGCCCGGTGTTCGCGAGTTCACCGGTGAGAAATTTGATGTCACAGACGAGGCGCTATTTGCAGTGGCCCATCTTCTCGCGGTTCGCGATGACATCCTGATATTCCCGACAGCTGATGGGAAAGAGATTCACCTCCGCGCCGACATCAAAGAAAAGCGGGAGGCATCATGACAGTCACCCATAACGGAAAGAAGTACACCGCCAAAAAGCTCAACGATAACGAGTGGCAGCTGACGTCCGTATCGGCACCGCGTGAAAAGCTGACGCTTAACCGCTGGCAGATGCATATGGCTGGCCTCCTGGTACAGGTAGAGGTGAAGGTATGATTGGAATGCACTACGGCACCGCATCAGTGCCACGTAGCGAGGTTTTACCGGGCACAATGCTGCAACACCACGGCAAAACTTATCGCGCCTCTGCGAACGTTGAGAAAGGCCTGTACGCCTTCAACATCTTCGAAAAAACCATCATCAAAAGTGATTCCGTCGTTGTGCTGCTGAATGAGCGCGGCGAGCCAATGGTTCACTGATACCAACCACCCTGTTCAACCGATCGGCCTGGCTTTCTGCGGGCGGGATCTGCACATCCAAATTTCAGGAGTTCAGTCATGAACACATACCTCACTTACGACCGAATCGAAGATCGGCGCTGGGTTGAACAGCAACAC